AATAGTTTGACTTAGAGATATGTATCTGTTTCAACATATCCTTGTTATTTAAGTAGTTTTGTCGTCTTGCCATAGTCTATTCTCCTAATATTACAACAATTATAACATAAAAACCCAGCGGTTGTCAACCATATAAACACTATATATAGTAAAAACTTCCTAGTCCAGAAACTTCGCATATAATAGAACGATAAATACTGTTATAATGATTTAGGAGTAAAAGAGATGGCAAGTCCATATTTAACGAAACAACCAGTATACTTAGAAGACCCTAGTGGTAGATTCGACAATATCTTACCGTATGCAGAGGAACGTCTAGACAAGATGAAAGACTTTGAAGGTCCCCAAAGCAGATATACCACTAAAGAAGCAAAGAAGAAGTTGAGAAAAACAAGACTTAATTTTCCGTATACGCCAACTACTTCTATAATCAATAGTGCAAACTATTCGTCTTATGACTTGACACATAGTAACTTTCAACAACGTGCGTTTGATAGTCATATGAATATGGAAATCAACATAACAGCACCAATGATTGTAAGAAGTGAAGAAGAAGCATTGTATGTATATAAAGCGGCAACATGGATTAGAAGTACGATGAAGATGTCTTGGAAGAATGATGTAGACCCTGGCATGCCACCACCGATATTGCGATTTAACGCACACGGAATATATGAAAATGTGCCTTGTGTTGTTCGTGACTTTACGTGGAACTTAGACTCAGATATAGATTATATAGAAATACAAGACCCAACATCAGACAAATTCAAAATAATGAGAGTGCCAGTTACAAATATGTTTGTATTGACCTTATCTGTTACTTACTCACCTAAGAGTATAAGAGACAATTTTAGTGTTAAAGATTATCTTACGGGCAATTTAAAGGACAAAGGCTATGTATAAAGAAGAATCACCATGGAATAGAACAGGAATCATAGACGATACTGTACTAGATATAATGAAAAAGAGATTTATCTATAAAGACCCATTTGATGAATATTACACGATACCTCAAGAATTTGACGAACGTCCAGATTTGTGCAGTTATGAGATGTATGGAACTGCCAAGTATTGGTGGATATTTGCTACTAGAAATCCAGATATTATAATTGACCCTATTAGAAATTTTTCTGCAGGAATCGAGATTAGAATCCCAAGCAAAGATAACATAGCAAATATGGTGTAAAATAATGGACAATACTATTTCGGCTACGTTAAAAGATGTTGTAGATAAGCATGAAGGCTTCTTAGAAAATCCTCTTGATGTCTATGATTCTTACACATACACCCTAGAGTGGTTTGTATGTGACCGTAAAACAACAAGAGCATTTCAAGAACAAGAAGCATTTGATATGGAGACAATCGTCTCAGACGGATGGCCACGTTCGACGGACAATGCCATAACAATAGCAAAAACTGGTGTTACTACCGAATTCACAGTGGCAGATTTGACTGTAGAGGCTGTTGGTGTGGGTAATGGAGATTATAGTAAGATTGCCGGAACAGCCGATAAGTTAAGTTTCACTGTTACCCAAGTTGGCAATACAAGCCTAGCAAACAGTTTACAAACTGTGGTTGCATTGTGTGGATTCAGTTCTATTACTGATGCTGAATATTTTATTAAAATAAATTTCGTAGGTCACGGCACACATGCGAAAAAAAAGAAACTTGCACAAACAAAGGTTATACCATTTAAAATCGTAAATTATCAAAACTTAAATACTACAACTGATGCAAGAGGAACAACAACGGTCATTAGTGGACAAGTTCCGGCCGATAAAGTTGTAATGGACACTGATGTTGCGAAGACCCAACATGGATTCAATTACGAAATAGCCAATAATTTAGAGGTATCATTGAACAAATTTTTTGCAAGATTAAACGAGTCTATTAAAGATAACGACCAGGCGCTTCTTGAATCTATGAAACACACATATGGTTACCAGTTCTCTGAGCGAGTTAAAACTTTAGGATGGGATAAGGGTAGCATGCCTCCAGACCATTCACTCAATGTCAACAAAAACATGGTTGCGAAAGGTGAAAATCAGGCTAAGGCCTCTGAGGGAATTTTGCCTGGAAGTCATATCTATAGTATTGTAGAAGAATTGTGTAATGTATCTACGTTGATTAAAAAAGAAATTGCGGCAGACAATCCAGGATTTACAAAAGTTCTAAAAATAACTCCACATTTGATGATTAAACCAGATGGATATAATCCAGTCAAAGGAACAGAAGCATATGATGTTTTATTTTTTATAGACTATGAAGAAAAAGTTGTTGTTCATAATATGCCAGACCAACTAAACAAGATAAGAAATAGTAAAAAAATGGTCGAAGACATGTTTGCAAATGGACACGTAAACAAGAAATACGAATATCTGTTTACTGGAAGAAATGACCAAATATTAGATTTCAATATTTCATTAGACGCAGAACTAACAAAAATATTTTCAACACCAGATGATATTTGGGCATATGAGCATTTTAAAAAAGAGGGAAATCAGAGTATAAGACTAGATGAACATCATCAAGAACTTGTTGACAAAGCGAAAAATAATTTTGAGAAATCAAATGAAGAATATTTAAAACATCAAACAAGAGCAGATAGTTTAAAAAAAGAATTAACAAATTTACAAGATGATTATAGAAATAAAATAATAACGGAACTCTCAAACCAGCGAGGTGGTTTATCACCTATGGCAATAGAGCGTGCCTTTGGTGACAAATCACTAGAACAATTAATGAATGATTATTCTGTAGTAGATGAGGAGCCAGACAAACCTGGACCAGTAGGCTTTGCAGCCGCGGCAAAAAATAAGAGTAAGTCAAACTCTGAAATGATTGGCGAGTTGAATATTACTCATATGAAATCAAATTTGAGTAAAAAAGAAAAAGCAGTTGAAGAAGCACAAGAAAAAGCGAATAAATATGAAGGCGTGGCACTTACAAAAGAAAAATTTGCACAAGACGAATATTCAAACGCTATTGCTTCTAAGTTGAATACGAACAACCTAAACTTTCAAGATGTAGGAAGCAAAGTATTCACTGACATTCGAGATATAAATCCTGACGGCAAAAATCTTATACTTGCTGAAGAACTTGGAGAAGATTTAATAAATCGTCTATCCAATTCAGATTATGAAATTATACTTAAAGCACAAGCAAATAATCCAGTCACATTCAGAAGATTAATCCAGGGGATGGATGAAGATTCTAAACAAGTCGCTATAAGTAAAGGAGATGAAACAGAGATTGAGTTAGCGAGAGAAAAATATTACGAAGCAAAGGGTGGTAAGTTGAGCATGATATATGCAGATATGACCATCAAGGGCGACCCTTTTTGGTTAGAAGGATATATACCACCAGCAAAAGAAAAAGAAGTTTTTGGTGATAAAGGCAGTGACTTGAAATGGAATATACATTCAAAACTTAATGGATTTCCTTATCTAGTATTAAAATCGGGTGTCGCAAAGGGCGTTGACGAAAATGAAAACATTAAGACTAGAACACTTGTCTTTAGTTTATACGCAGTAAGAACAATCACGAGTAATTTTACGAATGGTATGTTCACTCAAAACTTAAGCATGGTAAAATGGACCGAAGCAGAACAATTTACATCTGAGGCTGGTGAGAAAGTTGGAATGGTTGAAGTTGAAGGGAACACAAATTCGCCAGGACATCCATCTGACCCAGAAGGAACTCTATATAAATCTTCTGATATTCCACCTGTTGACTTAGATGGTGCTAGTAATGTCGATATTAATGGAGACCCTATTACAAAAAATATAGACAGTTATACTGATGAAGAGAGAGCAGAAAAAATCAATAATTTCACTACCTTTGATGAAGACGAATACAACAAATTCAAGGAAATGACACAAGAAGAAAGAGAGGCGGCATGGGCGGCTCAAGAGGCCGAAGAAATAAGAATTGATGAAATGGAAGAGGCTATGAGTTCTTATGGAAATAGAACTGGACCAGGACAAGAACCAATTACTACTGCGCCAAAAAACAGGCTTAATAAGAATGCATCGCGGTATGTAGATGAACACGCTGATACGACCGACGATACTATAACAGCACAGAGTAGTATGGTAGGACACTTTAATCCAACTGTTGATGCGATTGTAAGAAATACCTTGGCAAATGAAACTTTAGACCAACTTCCAACATTGCACAAAACATGTGAATCTCAAAGAAAAGGCGGCCAATTGCCTTTTACTGCATGTGATATTATTAAGGACAGTAATAAAAAGAGGTTAGAATCTCTTGGATTAACTATAGAAGACCAAGGAAAACCAAGTGCAGTAGCGGCAATGAATACACAAATAAATGATTGGATATCAAATGATGGTGTCACGTTTTCAGACGAAGAAATTGCAGTTTATCAAATCGCCGCAGGTGGCGAACTGAACATTGCCGGCCATGACCCAGACGATATACAGAAACTAGTAAAAAGAGCAACATTTGAGAGAACTCCAGAAATTATTTTAGATGAACAAGCAAAAGGTATCACAGCAGAAAATTATTATACTGAATCTGGTGTAGCAAATAATAGAATATTAGAGGAGTCAAAACCCCTTAATTCTGAAACAATAAAAGGAACAGAACTAAACACAATAACAATACAACCATATCAAAAGTCTGATGGGTCTATTAAAACGTCAGAAGATTTTGAAGCAGAATACGAGGCAATAAAAAATGATTCTAGTTGTGTTGGTGCATGTAGAACTGCAAAATATCTGAAATTAAGCAAAATTGAGAATGATGCCTGGAAAGCCCAATATGAGTTGAATAGAATCGAAGAATCAAAAGTTAACAAAATAGTAAAAGAGTCTTGTCCTGAGGGCACAAAGAACAAAATGAATATTAAAAATAGAAAACTGGAATGTGTTCCAATTCTTTCAGACAAGTTAACTGATAATGAAATGATTGATGTTGAAGTATTAAAAGAAGAGATTAATAAAACACTTGAAGAAAACTACTATAGTGAATCCGGCATAGCAGAAGAAGATGCATGGAAATCCAATGCAGTTGAATTAATAGAAACTGAACTAAAAAACGAAGACTTAATCATTACAAATAAAGACAAAACTGCAATGAAATTTGCGGTAGCATCTAAGATTAATAATACTATGGCGCTAAATGAACTATCGGACAACGACTATCGCAAAATTCAAGGATTAGAAACAGGGATTAGCACAGTAATTGCGGCGGCAGAAGACGGACATCGTGGCGATTTAACTGAAGCCGTAAAGGTTGGTAACCTTCAACACGAATTGAATACCTTATCAGCAGATGTAACTGCATCTAATACAAAACTAGATGATTATTATTTTGACTCATCTCACCGAGATATAGAAGTTAAAAATCTAGAAGAACTTGAATTAGAGGTGGCAATTGCCGACCTTTCTCTGCCAGCAGAAAAAGTAACTGAGGTGGCGACTATAAAAAATGGCAACAATACAGACATTGTTCAGATAAAAAATCCAGTTGAACAGATTGCGGTTGAAAACGCACCAATCTTGATAAAATCTGGCACCGATACTATGGATATTATATTACCTGGAAGTCTAAAAGACAAACTAGAGGGCGCCGGTGTTGGTTGGGATTATGCAATGGCTAATCCTGAAAAAATATCTCAATATCATGAGGCTAAAAAGATATATAAAATACTGATGAGAACTCAGCCAGGAGACATGACTACTGTGACTGATGATGCAGGAAGAGATATAAAAGTTAAAGATTTTAGTAACATTGGACCGATTACATACACAGATGCAAATGGAGTTTCACAAACAATTAGTAATCCTAGTACATATTTTGGCATACATACAACTACATACAATGATATGAATCCAACATATTTAATTGATTATGATATTTTAAAAGGAAAGGTTGCAGACTTGTTTCCAGATATTAAATCAGGACAAAAAAGTCAAATGATAGATGGCAAGTTACCTAGAGATAAAGATGGCACTCTTGTGATAACTATATCAGCCGATAAATTTTATATTGACAAGTAATAAAGGAAGTTAACTATGGCAAAAGAAGGAAAATTAGTTGGACAGTTTAGGTCTGCCGCGGCAAACCAAGCATCTCCTATTACTAAGAAATTAGGTAAAGGTATATTTAAAGCAATAACTGTAACAGAAAATTCAAAGGGCGAAAAATTTATTGACCCAACAGGCCAAGGTAGAGTCGCCGCATATATTCCTTCATTAGGTGAAAATGGAGAAGACCCAAGATTTTTTAGACACGCACAAACAGGTGCATTGTTTAATGTTCCAGACAAAACAGGTATTACACTTCTCGTCTTCTTTGCTGATAGTGGCAGTTCAACCGAGGGATTTTGGTTTGCAACATCGACTGATGTAGTTGATATAGTTAGTGGTGGTGCTTCTGGAAAAGCAAAACCTGAAGAAGGTTCCGCAATCGGCACAGGTGTTTTTGCTGATGTACCAACAATGAAAGTTCACAAAACCCAAGATGACGTAGAACTGGATGATGCGACATTACCAAACAGTACAACAAATAAGAATGTTGCTGACCAAGGAACATATACTGATTCTCTAAGAGGAACAACAACTACAACCCCTCGTAGAGATGCCGCATATGGCGAAACACAGCATTCTAAAGTTATGGGAATTAAATCATCAGGTGGGTCTTCTTTATCTATAGATGATGGAAGTGTCGGTGATGATGGGACAATTCATCCTGAGCAAATAAGAATAACGACTTCTTCGGGTGCCGGAGTTATATTAGATGGCGGAAATGATTTTATTTACGTTGTTAACAGTTCTGGTTCTGGATGGGTAGAGATTGGGGCAAGTGGCGAAGTTATGGTATACGCAGAAGGCTCGTTAAATATGAGAACTGAGAAAGACTTCAATGTTAGAGCAGACAAAAATATAAATCTTGAAGCAAAAGAAAATATTAATATTAAGAGCATCGAAGGAAATACTAAAGTTAATTCAGATAAAGAAATACATTTACGAAGTAAAGGAAATACAATGTTACAGACCGAATCGACTCTTAATGTGAATGTTGGAATTAATGGTTTTATAACAACAAAAGGTGGCAAATTGCACTTGAATGGTCCAATTGCACCAGAGTCAGAACTTATTCTAGTTACAGAACATCCAGATATGCAAAATTTAACATGTACAATAGTTAAAGATACTATTGTATCTGAAATGCCAACACACGAACCTTTTGTTAGACCTCATTCTAAAAAATTATCAACAAGCCAATTTGCAATAGATTCCGCTAGTAAAGATGGCAAAGATAAAGCGGGAATAAAATAATGATATACGATAAACGAAAAGGTTCATTACTAAATTACATTCAGTTACCATTGCATGTTATAACTGAGAATGGTACATTCTTGGGAACAGGTTATGATGAAAATGATAAACCTACATACATACTGTCACATGTAAAAGTAAATTTAGAAAACGTAAAAGATTTAACATTCTCGACAATGAGTAAGAATGCAATTATATTAGATAATAAACCCACACTCACAGTTGAAAATAATGTAGTTGGATATAATTATAAAATATCTGACACTGAAGTGAACTACGGTTATATTACGGTTGCATCTACACGAATAGATATCACAACTAATAAAATAACAAAAGGAATGGCAGATTTTATCTTAGAGAAACAATTAAGAAATATTGGTAATGTATTAGAAAAGTTTATTACAGTAAAAATATCACAACCACATTATGATGCACTCTTATATCATTTCTTTAATGAAGGCATTAGTACTATAGAAAACAGTTCAATTATTGCACTTATAAATGCACAAGACTGGTACTCAATAACAGACGAAATCCAAAAGAATATAAAAGAGAACGGAAAAGTAAACGAAACATTAGCAAATCAAAAGATAAAAACTGCTAAATTGTTTAGTTTTGTTCCGGGATTTTAACGATTTGCTATAACTTTATCTGCTAGACCAAATGCTACTGTTTCTTCTGCATCCAAGTAGTTATCACGTTCCATAGCCGCAGTCAATTCATCAAATGTCTTACCAGCGGTATTATGAGTTACATAAATTCCAGTCAATCTCTCTTTCATTTTCATAATCTCATCAACTTGAATCTTCATATCTGTTGCTTGACCACCAGCACCACCACTTGGTTGATGAATCATAGTGCGACTGTTTGGTAGTACGTGTCGTTTTCCTTTAGCACCCGCCTGAGCAAGTAATGAACCCATTGAACATGCTTGTCCCATCACAGTAGTTGCTACTGGACACTTAATAAACTGCATTGTGTCGTAAATTGCCATGCCAGAAGTCACTGCACCACCCGGCGAATTGATGTAAAAATGTATATCTTTGTCTTGATTTTCTGCTTCTAAGAATAATAACTGGGCACAAATCAAGTCTGCCTGATAGTCATTCACTTCGCTAGTTAGAAATATAACTCTTTCTTTTAATAAACGAGAGAAAATATCGTAACTACGCTCTCCATTTGTTGATTGGTCAACGACCATTGGTACTAGATTTGGCATGAATTGTTATCCTTTGATATAATTAATAGTATTATTTAGTACTATAATAACAGAATTGCATCCATTTGTCAATCTAAAACTACGAATATTAACTGGAGATAAATACATGTGTAATAAACTACAGAGAAAACAAAGTTATGCCATTATTTACAGGTTTTAGTACCAAAAATACAAATGCGATAAATCACGAGTTACAAGATAAAGACTTGGTGATTGAAGACCTTATGAATCATATCATGACCCGTAGAGGTGAGCGTGTGATGTTGCCTACTTATGGGTCAATTATACACGAAATGATATTCGAGCCACTAACTGAGGAAACAACTGAGTTGATTGAAGAAGATTTGACAGACATTGTAAATGATGACCCGAGATGTAGTTTTGTTAGCGTTGACATTACTGAATCGGACCACACAGTAAATGCTATGTTACGACTTACGATATTGCCGTCGGGTGAACCAGTAGAGTTGAGTATAGACTTAGCAAGAGAATAAAAGAGAGAATATTATGAGCCAAGAACGTACAGATAATTTATTCGCAAGTGAGAGTTGGACAACAGTCTACACTGCTTTCACTAACGTTAGTCTTAAGGCATATGACTTTGACACAATTAGAGCGGCCCTACTAGACTATACAGCCAGGATGTATCCTGAGAAATTTAATGACTTCATAGCAAGTTCAGAATTCATAGCAATTTTAGATTTAGTTGCATATCTAGGACACAGTTTAGCATTTAGACTAGACATGAACACTAGAGAAAACTTTATGGATACTGCTGAACGTAGAGCAAGTATTCTTCAGATGGCTAAAACTTTAGGATATAATAAGACACGCCCAATTAACGCAAAAGGCTTTATGAAGATTTCGAGTGTCACAACCAACGAAGATGTATTAGATAATGAAGGTGTCAGTCTTGCTGGAAAAATTATTAATTGGAATGACAGTAATAACATAGACTGGTATGAAAACTTTATCAGCATCTTAAATTCTTCTTTCTCTGGAACTACAAAAATTCAAAATCCCACATCTAAATTAACAATCGCAGATATAGAACATTCTTTGTATGAGATTAATGAAGACGTAAATTCAAAAAATATAAACTATCCATTTTTTTCTAATGTAAGTGGAAAATCTAGGCAGTTTGAAGCAGTTCGTGTAAGGATTAACAATACAGATTCGACCATCTTTGAAGACGAACCAAATTTAAACAATAATTTTACAATTATAAATCGTAATGATAATCTCGGCTCTGCTAGTGATAGAACAGGGTTCTTTGTTTATGCATGTGCTGGACAATTAGGGTTTCAAGATGAAAACTATACTACGACAATTTCAAACAGAACACAATCGATTACAGATATTAATATATCAAACTCTGATGTATGGGTACAAAAACTAGATTCACAAAGAGCATATGTTTCAAGTGTAGTAAAAGTAGACAATGATACACGTGAAACTGCAATTTATAATGCTTTACGAACTGGCTCTGGAGACATTGTAAGTGTCAACTCAATAGAGAATAACAGAATTGAACTACATTATCCTGATGGTGTGTTTGGTAATGCGGCAACTGGTGCATACAGAACATGGTATAGAACAGTAGACAATGAAAACTTTACTGTAAATGCAGATGATATCACAAACGAAGTCATAACAATTCCATATAAAGGAAGTGATAATAGAACATATAGAATAACTTTGACACTAACAAGCACTAGAGATTTCAGTGAAAACTATTCTGGTGAAACTTATGCAAGTATACGTAGAACTGCTCCAAGAAGTTACTACTCACAAGATAGAATGGTAAATGCACAAGATTATAACGTATATCCGTTGTCTCTTGGAACTAATGTTGTTAGAAAAGTCAAAGCAGTTAATACTTCTTTTGCAGGTAACTCTCGTTTTTACGAGATGGACGATGTTTTAGGACATCACTCAAATCTAAGTGTCACTGGTTCAGACGGCTCATTATTTGTTGAAGATGAAACAATAAAGATTCCATTAAGTTACAATAAACTACAAGGCAACAGTGACAACTTTATAAGAAACGAACTTACTAAAGCAATAAAACATCCAAGTTTTTTAAATTCCTTTTTCCACAAATATAAAGGACATAGTAGTATTTTAGTTTCTATTGCAAAAAACTATACATATGATTCTAGTAATCATATGAAGATTTCAGCATCATCAGTGACAACAGTTATAAATGAAGGCGACACTCTTGAATTATCTTCATTATCTGGAACTACATATGCAAAAGTCATCGAAGTCTCAGGAACTACTTATACTCTAAGCAAAGCAATTAAAGAAAACGGAACTATTGTAAACGTAATAAGAGGACTAAGAACTAAGTTTACAGAAGCAGAAGTAACATCAATAAAAACTAAGATTAATAGTTCAACTGAAGAAACATTTACAATAAAATATGCACTAAAGACAGGGCAGACAAATATATGGGAATGGCAGTTACATACAATATCAGGAACTCCATCAGAGTGTCATGTAGTGTTCAACTACAGTTCTGGTATCAGAGATAATGAATCAGAATATGTGGCGGAATTCACAGGCAAAAAGATAGCATTTGAAAGTAGAGACCAAGTTAAGTTCTTCTACGGCAATACAACAGACGTAATTGATAATGAAACTAACTTATCAATGAGAGATACAATATATCTAAACTATCTAACAACTGGTGGCAATACTACTAGTGGATATGGTTCTACTGTGGGCGATGTTGTGACTATTGGACAAGCGCCAATATCAAACTCAGCAGTATATAATACAACTGGTGCAACTTTTGATGCAATATTCCAATACACAGGAGCAAGAGAATCATACGAGTTTGCTAACAGTAATCCAGCAGTTTCAGGAACAACATACACTCATTCTTTGATATCACCAAATGGTATTGAATATCCGTTAGCACCAAGTAATATAATTGCGCCAACGTCAGCATCAGGTAAAATCATTGGCGATGCTACAGAGTTAGGAAACGGCATAGACAAACTTCAATTAAGAATTGATGACCTATCAGCAATAACAGGATTATCCACAACTGTAGGGTTAGATAGTCCAGTTACAGCATCTTCAGAAACTAATACTTCTCTTTCAAATGTTACTATAAACTACGAGGGTGAACCAGGAGATATAAAAACTTTAGCAAATGCAGACAGTTCTTTCACAACAATCAGTTCTAGCAGTCTTACCTCTCTTGGCTTTAAAGGAAAAAAATCTTTAAGTTATTTTAATGCGGCTTCAACGAGTAGCAATTTTGTTTTCAGAGATAACTCAGACAGTGCTGAACAAAATGATATGGTAGTAACTTACCATGCGGGATTTGACGAATATACATTTGTGTTACCTTGGCAAACAGCATTCCAAATTAATACACTTGACTCGGATATAGATTTCAAACAATATGCTTACGGAGAATTCTCAATAACAAGTTCAACAGCACTTACAACCAGTAATATACTACTTAGAACTGAAACTGGAGCATTTATTGATAATGAACATATTACAGTTACAAACACTTCGGGCACTACATATAAAGTTATTTTCTGGACATATGCAGTTACCGTTGGTGATTTGATTGACGTTTTTATTGGTTCGGCAGCAACGTTATCTGATATTGCAGATTACTCAGTGAGAGTCAAAGCATCATTTGATTTAGCAACACAAACAAATACAACCGTAGCAACATACAAGACTATGGCATCATATGTATATGATGATTACTTAACAGGCGCAGGCTATAAAGATAATACAAAAGTTAAACTACTTGCTTCAAATGTTGATGACCATCCGTATAGTGTGTTCGATATTACTGCTAGCCAAAGTATTATATTAGAAAGTTATACAAAAGACAATATATCATACGAAAGAGCATCAAAAGTCGCAATAGCGGCAGCACAAGATTCATCACCAACAGACCCAGATTCATCAGTCCCATCATCTGCAACGTTATGGTTTAACACAACAAACAGTACATGGTATAAACGTATCGGTGGTCTTTGGAATCCGGCGTTTACGTACACGAGTGCAGGTGGAAATGATATAGTATATAACACAATTACTTACTCAGTAAAAGAAGGAATAACTTTCGTTGAAGATAACTTTTCAAGTTTCAGATGGGAACATTATGCAGATGTAAATAAACGAATAGACCCTAGCACGAGTAACATTGTTGACATGTATGTATTGAGTTCTGACTATGTAAGAAATGTTGAGAAATGGATAGCAACCGACTTTACAACTACTACACCAGTCCCTCCTAATAATTTTGAATTATCAAAAATAATGAACACAATTGAGCCAAAGAAGGCGATTGCTGACCATGTGGCTTATATTCCAGTAGAGTTTAAATACTTATTCGGTTCATATGCTGAAAATGAGAATCAAGCAATATTCAAAGTTATTAAAAAGTTAGGTGTAGGTTATACTGATAGTGAAATAAAAACAGAAGTATCTAAAAAAGTAAATGAGTACTTCTCAATTGACAACTGGGATTTTGGCGCTACATTTTACTTCTCAGAACTTGCGGCATACTTACATAAAGAACTAGGAGATTATATATCAAGTGTAGTAATTACACCAAAATATGCTTCAAATGAATTTACAAACTTATTAAGCATCTCATGTGCCTTAAACGAAGTGTTTATGGCAGTAACAACCTCAAACGATGTAAAAATAATTACACAATTAGCACAATCTGAATTAGTAGGCAAATAAACATGGCAAAGAAGATTTATGACTTTTTACCAGGGCACCTGAAGAATAGCGAGTTAGAAACAATATTTGACACGACACTTGACCGCGCCTTCTCTTCTGGTGAGATGGAGAAAACAAAAGCATTTGTTGGTAGAAAAGAAAAAGGAATATTTAAAAGTAGTGATATATATCTTTCTTTTCCATCTTCAGCATACGCACGAGACAATTACGGTTTAGAACCAACATTCACAAACAGAGATGCAAGTGATAGTGTATTCTATGATGACTTACTGAATGCGACCTATAATAAAGGCGCATTAACAAACGACCACAGACGATTATTTAATAGCACTCTAAACACGGTCTCTCTTCCAATAGACATAGACAAGTTTGTCAACTACAGTATGTATTACTGGGTCTCTCCTGGATTTGACGCTTCAATACCTGGCTCAGACGATAAACATTATGTCACAATAGAAAACAGTGTAGGTTCGTGGTGGAGTGGTAGTAACTCTTGGTATCATTACGATGATATCAAAGCATTAATTACAGATGCAAACTTTACAAAAATATCACAAGCACTAAGACCAATTATTGAATTTGACAAAGATATTGAATTAAGTACTACATCAGCCGCAGTGTATACTGCCGGAGAAATACCAACATTCAAATCATATGACTCAAATAACACATATGTAAAAGATATAAACATATTTCACTATGTAGTTGGTGATAATTACATAACAGACACAGAATTAGGATTTAAACCCAAACTAAAAGCAGGTGACTATCAAAGTGAATTTGTATTTAATATTGACTTAGATGAATCATCAACGTACAAATACAATACAGATTATAAAAAGTTGATGATACCTTCAACATTTGAATACCGAAATCTAAGACAAGAGATAGGCGACAAAATATCAGTTTCAGAAATAGAACTACTTCAATCACCAAAGAACTCAAACGGTCAGATTCAAATAGACTTATATATAAATGGTGATAAGCAAATAGGAAATCATGTATATAATAGTACTACAAAGAAAATAACATTCACTGAAGCAGTTTCTGGAAACATATATGTAGACTATTGCACCGATGCTCCAGTAGTTTTTGACGGACAAACTGTGTTTCAAAGAATTAATCCGGCACTAGAGTATAATATAGACAACACAACATATTATAACACAGAGATGGTATATTCTCTTGTTTATGAACACTGTGTTCGTATAATTGAAACTACATTCGGATTAACAGGAAGTGCAAATGCTGCCAACAACTATAGAGTATTAGGAAATAACTCAGATAAACTACGATTCGCAGACAAGGGTAGTGTTCTCATTAAAAACTCAATAGATATTAAAGAGGCATACTTTGCATTAACACGAGAAGATTATAACCCAATCAAAGCAACTGAATTTTTATCAGGCGCATATAATGGTTACAAAAACAAATTACTCACAACAGTTCAATCTATTATAGACTCAGATTCAAGTGAAACTAAGACAGATTTAGAGATACTAGAAGAAGCAATTACTACTATTTCTCTTGGAAAACATAAGAGTGTAAGTATCTTTAGAGATAGTGCAATGGTGAACTTTGGTGAGGCAAACGCCCACTACCAATCACTTGATGTTTCTGTTATTAATGGTGCAACTGAACAAGTTATGCCAACATTTACTAACTCGATATTAAATGACAAAGACATAACTGTTATCTTAAATAATGTTGTTCAGAGATTAAATGTAGATTATACGTTATCTTCTGGTGCAACAGAAATAAACTTTACAACAGCAAGGTCTACTGGCGATGTAATAAGTGTGAGACATTATAGTAGCACAAAAGAAACTTATGTGCCGCCAAGTGCAACTGCATTAGGAATTGCTCCTGCATATAAACCAGAATCAATTACAGATTCAAGATATAGTCCTTCAGTAGACTTTATTAGAGGTCATGATGGCTCATTAGTTCCAAAATATGGAACTAAAATCGATGCAATACTACTTGCATTTGAAACTTTAATATTCAATAACCTAGCAGATAATACAAGTTCTAAAGTTGATAGTATGAATTATGGAGTATACGATAGTGCTTCTAATGATTATACAAATGCTGAAAGGAAATATATTATGTATCCATTCTTTAAGAAATGGATGATGCGTAATAATATTGACAACTTAAATAATGATGATTTTGATGCAACCGATTATAAGACTTGGAATTACAGAGCAAAAGACAATAACTCAGCCGGTCATTGGAGAGGACAATTAATATATACGTACGGGACAGATAGACCACTACAAGAGCCTTGGAAAGTACTAAAATATTCACAAAAGCCTGCGGGATTCGATACATGGTACGGAACAGCAAATTACACATCATCGTCTTGGTGGAATCAACTTATAACACAAGAATCATTAAATATTCCTAATCCAGTTGACGGTTCAGGAAATCTAAAAACACCAGAAGATTTGTTCTTTGGCGGGTCAATTCATTCGTCCGAGATTGCATTGATGGACCAAGCATGGGAATTTGGAGATAATTCTCCAGTTGAACTTGCATGGACTCGTAGTAGTGAATTTCTATTTGCTGAATTTGTGCTAATGTTACTAACAAAACCATTTCAAGTTATGCACGATTATCGTACTGAAATGAAAAATATCATCGATTACTCAAATAAAAACGATGGTATTGATACCGACTTAGTAGTTGCAGAGAAAGACAATTATTCATTTAAGTTGGGTTCAAAACTAGGTGGCTTTGTTAATAACTTTACATTACAAACAGAAAACAACTCACTAACAAATAGTAGATTTACTGATTTGCCTGCAGACAACTTTGATTTGTTTGTTCATGCTGGTGTGCCAAATAGAAGTGAATTCTTTAGTGCTATTGTATTGGAAAAAGTATCACTAGATGCCAAGCATCCAACATACTCTTTCGGAAATTTATCAAATTATGGAAAGGGTGATATTGTTCTGAATTTAAATGATGGCAAATATTATAAAAGAAAAGCCATATCATTGACAACAAAGGAATTATCTCCTCCTAGTGGAACATTCTTCGACTATAGTGGCTGGACATTAATTTCACAACCAAAAACCAATAAGTTCGGTTTTAGAGTACACGGATATGACGAAATAAATCCTACATTTTATGCGATGGGATGGGACAAAGCGAGTGGAGAAAAAGCATTCTCAACATCAGGTGACAAACTTACACTACAACAGTGGCAACCTGGTGAATACTACAGAATGGATTCATATATATTGTGGAACGATACTCCGTATGTTTGTCTTACAAATCATACATCTACTTCAATATTTGATGATAACATTAAAGATTGGAAGCCAGTAACAGAATGGCCTAGAGTTAATAAAGTTCAAGCACTTGGATATAACGAATTAGTAAATGACACAGTAAAGAATTATAACTACGGTGACATTTTAGAATCAATAGATGATGTTGCTCATTTGATAATGGGTTATGAACATTATCTTAAATTAGTAGGATGGGAATTCACAGACACAAGTGAATTTGGTGACGTAATAGATTGGGAAAATCTGTTATATAAATTCTTAGAATGGCAATCAGAAGTACACGAAATAGGCGACTTTATTACTCTTACTCCGCTATTAACGGGTGGTAGTTTTGATTCAACCTATGGTGTTGCAAGTGTAACTACTGAAACATTTAAAAATTATTATCGTGTAATCGATTCAGCAGGCAGACTTATACCAAATTCTGAACTTGAGTTTCGCACAGATGGTTCTAAATTAATATTTAAAAGCACTGTTCCTATCTATGGAATGAAAATGGATATCAGAGATATCGAACACGCATTTGTTGTTGACCGAACTGATAGTTATGGAGACGTGATATACGACCCTCATAATCATAATAGAAATCTTAGAATGCAAGTAGACTGTAATAGAACTATCGGCTGGGACGGAACTATGGCAGTAGATGGTTACATCGTCAAAGATGACCAATTGATACCGAACTTCGATACAATGATTGAAGAAACACGCTATTATAGAGATACTCTTGTTGACCAAAGCCTTTCAATTATTAATAAATTAAAATCAAATCATTATGGATATACAACAAGAACATATCTAACAAATCATGGTGTTGAAAGAGAATCGCAATTAGAATTTTATAAAGGATTTTTATCTCATAAAGGAACTAATTCTAGTATTAACAAAATTGTTAACAATAATAATAACTTTGAGAATATAACACATGCTGATGTCTGGGCAGTTAAACTAAGCGACTACGGCCACGAGTCTAATAAATTTACAATGGCAAAAGATATTACCGTATCTGATATGATTAAAGACCCATATCTAATAGAATATACTGACCCAACTAAACAACTTTTAGAAGTATCTGGCAAAAAGAATATAGCACTAAAAACAACAGGATATGTAGACGAAGCAGATGTAAACTATATCACGCCAACACACGAATCACTAGTTAATCTAACAGACAAAACATTGTATGAGGGAGATATATCTTGGGTACAAGCAGATGAGGATAGAGATTGGGATGTTGTACGACTAAGTGAAGTAGCAGAAATAAGTTATGTAGGAGAAACATCAGACAACCAATTATATATTGGAACTACAAATGCGATTGCTGAAGAATTTACTAATAAGCCAATTTATTTAAAAATTTCAGCCGCTGAAATAAGTCCAACAATAGGTGGATATTATCTTCTATCCGCTAACGGAACGAAAACAGTAAACGGAACTACCATACACGAGTATATAGTGTTTGAAGAAGATTTCGAACCTCTAATTGTTGAGATAGATTCAACAACTACTAACAGTGTATTCGTGCCAACGAATGAAGATTCTGGTGTAGAAGCAATAGGTTCAGTAAGTAATCCAGTATTTTCTAGTGGCGATTCGATTTCAATTGACGGCACAACGTTCACTTATGCACCGTCGGGAACTACTAGTACTGGAATAACAATACTAGGAACAGTTGCAAACCCAGTTGTATCTGAAGGTGAACAAGCAAGATTTGTTGTTTATAACGATTCTGGTCTAGTTGAAAATGGAACAAACACAACAGTCACATTCTCTGGAACTGTTGCAAAAACAACAGGTGCATTTAGTTCAACTTACGGTGACCAAATAACAATAGATGGCACATCATTGACTGTTGATTATAGTTCAACTGATAGTATATCACAGACCACAACAGCAACAAGAAGTTCGACATTAACGACAGGTAACACTGTTGTTATTGATGGTACTACAAAGACAGTTCAGGATTTATTAGTCACAGGTACAGTTACATCACCAGTGATGACATCAACAAAGCCCCTAACAATTAATGGTGATACAATTACGTTAACAAATGGAGATGATTTAGCCGCAATTATAATTGCGATTAACTCAGGAACAACTGAAGTTATAGCATCACAAACATCAAATCAATTGGTTTTGACAACATCAGTTCCACAACTAACTATGACTGGCGGTGTATTGACTGATTTAGGACTTTCAACTACTAACTCATATACAAATTCAAAACTAGACCAATTAGCAGACGAATTAGACACAATAACTAATATTACTGCCACTATTGATTTAAACAATCGTATGACTATAGCAAGTTCAGGAAGTCAAATGATTATTTCTGGAACAGCATTATCTGAATTGGGAATAACAGCAGGAACTTATCTTTCTAATTCTAATCCAACACAAGCAAGTGTTGTTCAACAAATAAATGCACTATCTATTTTAGGAGTCACTGCTGAAGTTGTTACAGGCACAATTAAAATTACAAGTACAAATCACAATTTAGATATAGTTGAAGTAACATCGGGTGCTATGGGTAGACTGGGATATGCAACTACTACAGTTGCAATTGATGCCACAGACACAATAGTATCTGACTTAAATACTCAAGTATTTTCGGGTGCAACTGTTTCCGCAGTCAAGACTGATAGACAAGTGAAAATAACAAGTACAGAAAAGAGTATAGTCACGAGTAATATTTCTGGTGACCCTCTTGCCGATATAGGCATCACAGCAGGCACATATAGTAATACAGTATCATCAAGTCCAACAGCACTAGAGTTTGCAAGTCAAATCTCTGCCGCATCTGAACTTACGGTGGGTGTATCAAGTGATGGCAGAATGATATTCACTAACGATACTGTGCAGATGTCATTCTCTGGAACTTCCACTGCAATGTTGACTAGAATAGGACTATCGTTGATATATTCTAATGTCACATCAAGTGCCAATTTCAAAGCAATGATTTGGAAATCAGTAAGACACACAATCGGTGTCAACGGCGCTACACTTACAGAATTCAATACTAGTCTAGGACTAAACAGTACAAGTAAGTTGTGGATAGATGAATATGATTCATCTGGTTGGGCAGTTTTAAACTATGACCCAGTTGGTGGATTCACAGCCCATGCTAGACAGACAAAAGTTATAGATACAGATTTGACAAAGAGATTAATAATTCAAGATGGAGAACAATCTACAATTCATCAAGTATATGACCCACTTAATTTAAAACTACCTGGCACTATCATGTCTAAATTAGATTATGTTATGTGGACAGACCCAGCAAAATATGATACGACTACAAGTAATGATATTTGGTTTGATGAAAGACTTGATGAACTTTGGTGGGATACAGACTTAGCACGTTTCTATCGTTACAACGATTATGGTGATGCTAATGGAAACCTAAACATTGATTACGTACGAAAGTATTGGGGCGGAATAGTACCAAGTTCAACTGTAATTGTAAGGAAATGGACAAAATCTAGAACATTACCAACAACTACATCAACGTATAATACTAAAGAATACTACGATGACATTGCTGGCAAACTTGTTACTGATTATTTCTAT